AGATAATGGAACATTGTTAATATAAAAAACTGGTTGTGAACCACTGCCGTCATCGTCAACAATTACTTGATATGAAACTAAATCAACGTTGTTTGACCATTTGTTTGTGTTTGAATTATATTTTAAAGCATCACCTGTTCGTGGATTTAAAATACTTACATTAGTAATTGAGCCTATGTCGGCAATCGTAACAGAACTAGTTGTTAATGTAGTATTTCCTGTAACAGTTAAGTTTCCACTAATTATAGTGTTGCCACCGACATTTAAGTTTTTTGCAATACCAGCACCGCCTAATACTCGTAAAGCTCCACTGGTTGTAGATGTAGAATTTGTAAGTTCATCTACACTCAATGAACCAACTTTTAAATTAGTATAATTGGTTGGTTCTGTATCTAAATTACTAATGTAATTTACATAGATCTTTTTACTAGTATTTCCAGTCCAAGTCCACGCTTCAATTACTTGATCTGCACCATTTGGATTTAATAAAAGTGGTAAGGTAAAATCGGAATCACTAATAATAGTACCTGATCCTTCTGTAGATAATGTAACAGACTTCCAAGGTTTAACGGTTCCAGTGCCACTGCCTTTTGTTGTGGCTGTAAAGGTTATACCAGTTGTTATACCTTGCATAGAGGTATTAGGAGGAACTGTTTGCGTACCAATATCTAACTGAAATTCGTTAGTACCTAATAACGGATTTTCGTTTTTGGTAACAATAATTTTTGTTCCTGCAGATACACCAGATCCTATGATGTAAGTGCCTAATCCTAATGTGCCTGAAGTAATACTACTAACTGTAAGAGTGTTTCCAGTAATACTACCTGTAAACACGGCAGTTGGATCTGCACCCATTGTAATAAAATTTGTAGTGTTTACTTCATTAATAGTGTAACGGTTACCTTCTATAATATCGTTGCCCACAGACACAGCAGAACCGTTACTTCTAAAATGTGCTCTAACTTTAGCATAGTTTCCGCTATCTGGCCAGTTAGTAAAGGTAAATGTTGAATCAGCAGCTAATGTAAATGACTGAAGTGATCCTCTCTCGACATCGATATTAGAAGCGCCTGATGCAGTTATTGGACCGTACGAAGTTCCATGGAAATTAGTATGACTTCCGTTAGAAAGGTTACTACCCCCAAGGTTATTGACAAACGGAACGGCAGTTCCTGAATCACCTTCTAATCTTGAGTTTAATAAAACTTTACTTTGTAACTCTTCTATTTCAGTTTTTGCATAGGTAAGATTTGTTTTAATTGCTGAAAAATTATCACGAAAGCCTTGGCTATCGTTGTCCTTTCCAGCAACTGGGTAATCATTATCAATGTTTGTTTCGTTTATTTGGCTGCTCATATTGTTATCCTATCATTTCTGAATACTAGGTATTTATCTGCGGTTAATCCTTCAACAGAATCAATTATGTATCGATCTGCTGTATAATCTAGCTGATTAAAAGTAAAACCTGTTGTTTTTATGTAATTTTTAATGTTTAACAAAATGTCATCAGCTGTTCCAATTTTGCAATAACAAAGTGGAACAGCTAATTGAAAGTCAATTTCTTGCTTAGATCCGGGCTGAATACTACGCATCCACAAGGGCAAATAATTACGTTCAACACTAAAACTTTCATTTCCGTCAGTCCAATTTTTTAAACGATCTCTCCAGTTGGAAATACTGTTTGGAAAATATGTAGAAGGATTAGGGTTAGAAACTTCATATCCTTGACTGTCTACAGTTATAATTTGATCTGGTCTTTCTCTATAAGGTTCGTCCTCAATTAAATCAGATAGGTTTCTACTCCAAATTGAATTATTAGCATCTACTGTTATTTTTTTAGGTTGTAAACTAAGATTTTCAATTTTGTTAGCTAAACGTTTGCCGTTGGGTTCCAACGGATCTACCATCTCAACATAAATTACTTCGTATACGGCAGTCTTAGTTCCTGGAACAAATGCTGTAGATTTTTTAATTTCACCAAATTGAAATCGTTTACGCTTATGATTTAACCCTATGGCACTTACATACGCTGCTGCCTCTTTAGTTTCGATACCAGCAAACACTAGCATTGACAATTCAGTTTGTATACCAAAATTTGGATCGTTTGGTCTATAAATGCTCAGTGGAGAAAACACTGTAGCATTGTTAATAAATTCGCGCCATGTATTGCGTTGTTCTGTTTTTAAGAAAGGTTTTACTCTTATGTTACTATAAACTAATTGGTTAGGAGTATCAACTGCAATTTTAAAAGTTTTACTAATTGCACTGTAACCGTATTGGTCTTGTGCTTTAATTGTAAATTCATAATTTCTGTCAATACTAGAAGTGTCGCCATCGAACGTAGTTACATCAGTTGTAAAATCAAATGTGGTCAACCCTGACGAAATAATATTTTCGAGTTCGTCCAATGTAGCATATTGATTTACTTTACCAATAATTTCGCCGTCGAGGTCTAGACTTAAACCTGGAGGTAAATGTCCACTGGTTATTGTATAAAGTATTGTATTGTTTTCAATATTTGAATTTGCTTTAACACTTAGCGTTGAAATAAAGTTAGCATTAATAGTTCCTAAATCGCTAGGAGTATCCCATGACATTACGCTATCAACTTCGCCCAGCAAGTCTACAGTAAATACTTTTGGTGATTTTGCAAATTCACCGCTGTCGCTTATTTTTGCAGCAGTAACAGTAAATTTATAAGTTTTTGTAATTGCAGGCTGATACGGAACTAATCCAAACACTTCTGAATTATTTTCATCAAACGACATTCCTGGAGGTAGTTCACTCAATGATCCAATTAAAAAATCAACACCATCGGGTATGTTAGTTTGCAATGGTTCATACAATGTTAAACGAAATTCATTATTAGGCAACGACACTACGTTAATTACTGAATGTACTGTTGTTGAACCAGAAACAAGTCCTGCAAAAGTTAATCGACTATTAATAACCGGAGTGCTAGTTGGCAATGTAATAGATACATAAAAACCTCCAATTGAGTTATCACCGCTGGCAATTTTTCTAGTGTTTGCTCTACAATCGGCGTTAACTTGTTCTAAACTATAAATTACATTTTCTGTATCGTATGTGTCTAATATAAGGGTAATATAGTTATTAGCTCTATACAAACCTAAATAACTTGAAGTAATCCAAGTTGGTGGACGAAGGTACGTTACGTCGGCTGTAAATAAACTATCGCCATCTAGCCAAGTTGTATTGTCAGCACGAAAATAATCATCACCTACAACAAATATTTTAAATTTTCTTTTAGAAAAGCTATCTCCATCTGTAACTGTTATTATGAATTCGTATGTACGATTTAGTTTTCTAGGTTTGTTTTGCTGTAATGCAAAATCAAAAAATACGCTGTCGTAAATATAACTGTCGTAACCATTTGTTGGAACAAACGCAAAATCGTATGCAACTGCATCGTACGAACTGTTAGCGTATGTACCATCACCATCTTCGGGTCTAATGGCTAATGTAGGCTGTACAAATCCTACAATGCGGCCGTCGTTGGTTAATATTAGTCCTGGAGGTAAAACGCCATCGCCTCGTGCTATAAAATAACTTAATTGTTGACCACTAGTTGTATCGTTGTCTATAACTTGTAATGAATAATCAACATAGCTACTATCCATTACAAATAATTCATTTGGGTCGCCTAAGTTTAGCAACCCTTCAGGAGTAACAAATTCAGGTTTATCTTCACCTTCAATAGTTATAGTAAATGTTCTATCAGAAATTTGTCCATCTTTGCTAGCTCTGATACAAAAAGTAAAATCAGTTAAGCGTGGAACTTCAAAAGCAGAACCTAAGATTTTATTACTGTCTAGTCTAAACCCGCCAGGCAACTTACCTGAGATTACAGAATATGTAACTCCTGTATCGTTTTGTACAGGTAATGGTAGTTCTAAAGTTCTTCTTTCGCTGAATGATAGTCTTGATGCAACTCCAGTTCCTGGAGATACAGTAGTTCTATCATAGTAGTTGGATAAATTAAGAGGGTCTGGATAGATTCTTATAGTTTCTACAGGCCCAGCTTCTGCCCCATTGTTAGTTGCTGTAAAAATAATTCCAACAGCATTTGATGATGCACCAATTTTTTTAAAATCAGTATTGCCTACAGTTTGAATTACATACTGATAACCCACAATAAAATTGCCTGACGCAACTGATATGTTAGTTCCAGGTTCTTGTCCAAAATTCCAGCCTGTGGGCTTAGTCCATACATTTAGTGGCATAACTGCTCTCTGTTAAACAATAGAACCAAAATCTAAATTTGTTCCTGACGGATCTGTAACTGAAAAACCTAAAAAGTCTGGAACAACTCCGTTCATGTTTAATTCGGTATCCGGAGCATCTATAGTTCCAGCAGTACCATCGATGAACGATCCAAAATCAATAGTAACTGAATTTGAGTTTATCAATAATTCAATTAATGCGTTTGTGGTTCTTACGTCAATTCCAAATACTGTAGTTTGTACATCACCGCCTCCGTTTGAACCGATAATAATATTATTACCATTAAGTTCTAAATCTGCGCTTAGACTTGGATTTGGATCATTTTCTAACTTGGATAAACTTTTTAAATTTACAGTATCAACAGTATTAGTTAGCTCAATAGAACCATCTGTGCTAGTTAACGATTTAAATTCTAGTGTTAAGTTGTCATTGTCTCTGCGTTTAAAAACGCCAGTTCCTGCTCCAACATTTTCGCCTCCGATGATTCCTAGTGTACCGCCTACTAAGACGAAATTATCATTGACTTTTTTAAACGCGGTGCGTAAATCGTCACCTGTTCCATCGTTTGCATAATTACCTAATTGAATTTCTTGTATTGGCATGTTAGTATCTCTTTTTAATATTTACCGTTAATCTGATGTTATAATTTCTGTCACAACAGCTTTAACAGTAACATTGTTAGTTAGGCTTGTTGGCTGACACATTACTTCTACTCTAAGCAATGTTGGATTCCAATCTGCTGTAAATGTTGCTAATGGTTCTACACTAGTATATACAATTCCATATACACTGGCCGCTACTGTTGGGCCTCTAAATCCTTTAGCAACAATCATCTCACATGATTGCGTATCAGCATCGCCTGTAGTCACAGTACCTTCAACTTGAAGTAATAGTTTGATTGTTTGTATTCCTTCTTGCGATGAAGTAAACACCACGGTATCCACTTCAGGTTGGCAATTTATACTTCCCCTAGCATATAGCTCATCAAAGTTATCATTTACTTTTTCAAACGCAACACGTAACGGATCACCGGTGCGATCGTTTGCTGTTTGGCCAAGGAATATGGTTTGTTTAGTCATTATACTCTCCCTACAGCAACTTGTATTACACTAGCTTCACCACTATCTTTATCTTCTAGTGCTTTACCAATAATAGATCCTAGCGTTGGGTTAGTTGCTTTAACAGCACAACCAGGTGTCGATGATGTTGTTAACAAGTCGCCCTTTTTAACCCGTCCGACTACCCAACACGGCACCCTACCAGCCAGTGCAATACAAACTTTAATGCCGGTTTGTTCACTGTTCATAATGTAAGCTGGATTAGTTGTTACTACACCTGCAGCTCTTGTATCATTCATTGTGGTAGTTGTAGTAACTTCTTTGGCACCACCAAACACCAATACCATTCCAGGTTTATAACTTTGATCACCTTCGTAGTATTCTGCTAAGTCAGCGTATGTTGCTTGTAAGCGACTTGAACCAGCCAACGACCAATAACCACTAATAGTACCAGTTGTTGTATCAGTTCCAGCACTTAATGTATTACTGTATAGTGTACCATTTCTAACATCGACTATACTAGAACTTGAAACACTCCAGTTACCAGTAAGTGTACCAGCAGTACCGCTAGCACCAGTAGTTAGTGTATTGGATTTTAAAGTTCCGCTGATTAAATCTAAAGTTCCAGTAATAGTAGTTGTTGTATTGGCCCCAGATGTACCAGTACTAGATGCAAAGTTGTATGCTCCTGGGGTATAGAACTGAACAGAATTGGTTCCTGTGTTGATGTCAATAACTTTATTAGTGCTAATCTTCAACGAAGTTGCATTAATTGAACCACTGCTAATATTTAAATCTGAACCACTAGTTCTAACAATACTATTACTTCCACCTGTAGTGCTTATTGGAGTAACAGTATATGTATTGTTTCCAGTACTTGCTCCGTCATATGTAACTGTCATCACCCCACTAGAAGCAAACGATGCATTTTTAATACCATCACCTGCACTAATAATTGTGCCAAACGATATTTCTCCAACAGCGCCAGTTCCAGCACCACTTGATCGACCTAATACAGTTCCTTGGCTAGCGTGTTGTAGTTTAGCATAAAGTATACCTGTACCAGAACTAACAGCATCTTTTAAACTGATCCAGCCACTCGAAGCATCAAACTCGGTGTTCTTAAATGATGATAAACCTAAGTCTGCTTGAGTAATACCAGTAGCATTAGCACGAGTAGCCGCCGCATTTAATGCTAGTTTACTTTGTGCAATTGCTGCAGTGGCACTAACCATAGTGTTAACAATCTTACCTGCTTGGATAGCACTGGTAATTTTTCCAGTAGTACCGTTATAAGTTAATAGTACATCGCTTGTTAATGCACTATCTGGTAAGTTAATGTTACGCCACTTATTAGCAACAACAGTTCCGCTGCCAGCCCATGGAGTTGTTACTACGCTGGCATAGCTAACTGAGTTAGTAGTACCGCCAGTAACAATGTAAGTTCCATTGTATGTTCCAGGATTAACTCCACTAACAACAATAATTGATCCTACTGGGTAAGGGGTAGTTGCTTGTGTAGCAAAGTTTAAAGTAATTGTAGTGCCGTTGCCAATACCACCAACAACAGTTAATGAAGTACTTTGGTCATATACAGGGATATTACCTTCTATTAAACTTGTCCACTGAACATCTCTAAGTTCTTTAAATTCGTCAAAGTTAGCAACAGCCACATCAACATATTGTTTGTTAGCTGCGTTTGTTCCAGAATCTGTTGACAATGGAGTTGCCAAATTGCTAATGGCAAAGGTACCCATGTTCATGTTACCCTTCATGGTTAATGCACCATTAAGAGCCATGTATCCAGGACCAACTAAATTACTTAAAGCAACTGGGCCACCGCCGTGGTCTAGTCCTAACCGTTTATCAATATAACCACGAATTGCACTTTGTACAGGAACAATTTCAGGTGCATTGTTAGTCATGGAACTGTCTGTTGAGAATTCACTTACAACAACACCACGCTTAAATCCTAAACCGTCCAAGTTACTCAACGCAATTGACGCTGAGAATGTAACTGTACCAGTACCTTGGTCAACTGTAAAGAATCGACCTACACGGAAAATACCGTTTTGATCTGACGTTACGTAGAATACACGTCCAACACCTTCTTCATAAACCTCATTGGCCTGTTGTTTACTTTGTGTTGGGTTACCGTAAATTTGATATGGATAGTTAGTAGTTGAGTAACTACCAGTACCAATGTCCAAAAAGTCGTGTCCAGTTGCACGGCAAGTACTAATACGTGTTGTAATTTGTGCCGGTGCGCCCGATGGATAACCTAAACGTAATGTTGCGGCAGACGCAGTATCAAATGGTTTTGTAAGACCTAATTGGCTACTGTCAGCACTTAACACTTGTTTAGCAAGACTTACTATAGGAGTTAAGGTTGTAGTATTAACACCATAAGAACCTGGATCTGTTGGATAACTTAATGTAACCGTTGTTGCTGTTGATTCTGTTACAACAAACGTTCCGTTATATGCGTCTGTTGCATTACCAGTTACGGTCCAATATGTTCCGGCTTGTGGAAGTTGCGACTGTGTCGGTATAGTATAAGTTACTAGGTATGGACCAGTTCCTGATTTAGATAGGAATGCACTAATTGTAATAGCGGCATTCCATGTTCCGGGATCATAGTCATATGCTAATGTTATGTTACTTGTTGTTGTTGCAACAGCATAATATAATCCATTGTATAACGGATTATTGCTATCTTTAATTCTATACCATTTACTTGCAGTAGGAGCTGTTGACTGTGTTTCAAATGTTAATATTACACTATAGCCAGCTGTAATTGTTGTACCAGAACCTACTACTTGACTTACGCTAACAGTCCAACTTGATCCAGAACCTGCGGTAATGTATGTGTTGGCACTAACACCAGTTCCAGTGATCTTTTGTCCAATTGCAAGTGTGCCTGAGCTTACACTAGCCACTGTTAATGTTGTACCAGTAATACTACCAACAATGATTGCCGGCCCAGTTTTACTTGTAAATCCACTAACAGGAATATTTGCTGTTATGCTGGTAGAAGTTACTAGTTGACTTACGCCCACGGTATAAGTTCCAGTGCCGCCTGTACCAGTACCTAGCGCAGTAATTCGTGTGCCTGCAGATATGCCAGTTCCATAAATTGTCATTCCAACACGTAATACACCTGAAGTAACAGCAGTTACGTTTAGCAATGTACCAGCAACAACACCACCTACAGTAGCTGCAATAGCGCCTGTTACTGTTGCTGAATCTTCTTCAATAAATGTTCCAGGATCAGTTGAGTAAGCAACTGTAATTTGATTTGTGCTTACACCAGCGGTAGCAGTTGATAAAACTGTTGGACTAGAAGTTAGTACTGGAGTTAATACTGCGTTACCATAACTTAAAATAATAGTTGGCTGGCTTTGATAACCGTAACCTGGACTTACTACAGTAACCGTTTCAATAGAACCATTTTTAACTGTACAGGTTGCAATAGCTGGAACAGTAGGTGTTCCACCTGAGAATGTAAGTACTGGAGCACTGGTATAACTACTACCTGCATTGGTAATTGTAATACCTGACACAGTAGCAACAACAGTTGAGCTAACAACAGAGCTTGCTGGTACCCATGCAGCCGGACTTACTATAAATGAGTTTTTGGTACTATCAATACTTTGAATAATAGTGCCATCTGGAATATACGCACCAGCACTAAGGCTAGTAACAATCATACCAACTTGCAGACCAGTAACATCATCTACAGTAATTTTTGTTTGACTTACAGCACTTGATATTTGTTTCCAATAGTTATACGCTGAAGTTGTTTGTCCTGTAAACTTATACCAGTTATCAACGATAGGCAATGTGCTTGGTGTCCAAGCAACATTGTAAGTTGCAAATTTTAATCCTGATGCAGGAACTGTCTTGCTTACAAATGACAGTGCCGGAATAGTACTTCCGTCTCCTAAAATATTTGTAATAGAGTTAGCATCGATATTGAGATAACCGCTACGAGCAATGCCAAAGGTAACTGTTCCGCTTGGAACTGTAACTCCAGTTGCTGAATTTAAAACAACAGTATAAAGCGTAGATGGTGCAACTGGAGCTGTTACGCTTTCAACATATACTGGAGATGCAACTGGAAATCCAGTTCCACTAACTTTATCGTTAATTTCGATATCACCCGCCACCGCATCGAGCACTAAAGTTCTAGTTAAAGCAGTCCAACTGACCACAGTACTTGCTTGAGCAATTTTTAATGGTACTGTATAGCTTATGGCGCGATGTGTACGTCCATGCCAACCAAACAGATAAGTTCCTTTATTGATCTGGTTGATTACTGTTGCTTGACTAATTTCAAGAACAGAAATCTTGTTATCAGCAACTCGCGAACCTTGTGTCTTGGAGCCAACATACCCTCCAGTAACATACGTGTCTGTAACTGTACTTGCAAATTGTACTTGTGTAGTTGAACATGCAGTTACACGATATGCACCATTATATGCTGTAGTTGATAAACTATCGTCAACAACTTCTGCAACAGTAATAAAATCTCCAACTGTATACGGAGCACTTGTTTGAGTAGCGTATGTAACTGTTACAGTTGACCCACTGCCGCTAACACCAGTAATAGCAAGTGCTGCATCCCAGTCTAAGGATCCTAAGTTTGCCAAGTCAGTAGTAAATTTATAATAGTTAAATGAACTATCACTACCTAATACAGAAACATTATTAGGTAATAATTCACCAGTAGACTCGTTTAAGTTATAAGCAAGAACACGATATATGTCTGCTAAATTATCATTATACTGTAATGCTGTACTTGGACGAGTTGGATTAACGTTGGCAATATTATTAAATTTAATATTTTGTAACGCACGAATGGTAACCATTTGTCCGTCATATAGTGCAAATGCCAAACCTGTTGAACTAGTTCCGTTATTACCTGCTGAACTTAAATTCAATTTAAGAATGTTTTGGCCGCCTAGTGTAACAACAGTATGTTCAACCGAGCTAATTTCATAACGTGTAATACCACCACCAGCCATGCTGTGGTCAATTTCTAATTCACTTGTGTTATTTGGAATATAACTATAACCAAAAACAAACACACTTAAAGCCTGTTTATTGATGGTAGGAGTCATTTCGTTAGCAAACGAACCCGATTTATAAACACGAGCAATCTGCACCATGTCGTATGCAAGATTAACAGCATCTGGTTTTTCAGTTACGTCAAAGCCACTTGCACGTAAACCATATGTACCGTGTGCGTTGGATCCAGCTACAGAACGAATCTGTCCACCGTTGTTAGCCCAGTAGTGAGTGTGACAGTAGTATGTAAATGTTGAAACTTGTTCTGACACGCCGCCGTTTGTACAAAGAATAGCGTAACCTAAGTCGTTAATCATAGCAAAGTCGTTTGCTAACATAGACTTGTTACCACCCATCTCGATGTTGATAACTAATCCACCGCCATCGTTAAGATAATCGATTACGCTTGATTGAATTGTTGTAGTTGCACTTGTGATTAATGCTTTCTGAGCAACCAGTGTAGCATCTTGTCCGCTTATAACTGGAGCTGTTCTAGTTGTTGGTGTATCAAAGTCGCCGTCTGCCATATAGTCTTTAACTATATCACATAAAGTTCCAATTTTAGTATACTCGGCATCACCACTGGTAATATTATTTCCAGAAACAATAGTTTGATTTATAGTATTACCTGATGAACGTGTTACGGTTGACCCAATTGCAACAAGTTTTGCCACAAAATTTAAGCGATCAACACCCGCAGTATACAATGCCTCAAGTCCGCTAATCTGACTAACTAATGTTAATTTTGAATAGAACGATTCAGCGTTATCATATGTCATTGAATTGCCGCCGTATACAATATCGTATATCATGGCATCGATAATATAACCTGCTTCTTTAGCAGCTTTCACTGAGCTGTAAGTTGCATATTGTTTTAAGTTGAATGATGACGCAATAAAAGCAACAAATTCAGATTGTAAAAATTCACGGTTAGCAATTAAATGATCTCTTAATTTTCCAGCCGCTGTTGTTGTAATGCCAGTTGCACTTGGATATACTAAAGTAGGTGCTGCGGTAATACCTTGATCAATAACAGTATTGATAATAGCCATGCTAGTAGCTAACGCAGTTTCTGCACCTGCGTCAGTTAATACAGTTAATGCAAGATCTCTTGCTTTGTTTAGTCCTGATAGTGTTTGTGATTTCTGATTAGTAATAACTGTACTTGCAGTTGCACGTTGATATGAAATACCTGCTTTAACTGTTTGGTAGTTTGAACCTAGTACCATGTCAAATGTTACCGCATCTAAAATAAGTCCTACATCTCGACTACAAGTTTCGTTATCGTAAAACCCTGCTGCATTGTAAGGTGTTGCTGTATCAATTCTTAGTCTAACGGTAGCTGTTGCCGCATTAAAACTTACCACGTCATTGATTTGATAGCGGGCACCTTCAACAAAGAAAGCACATGGTGGTTGAGGAGGACGAATATCTAAACCGCTGTTAACTTCGCCTACTACAGTAATGATTCCGCCCTTGCCGTTAGTACCATTAACTGGTAAAATAAATCCGCTTCCAGCACCACCTAAGAAAGTATTACTTGCAGATAACCATTCACCTGTTTTATAATATTCTCCAGGAATGTTTGAAATGACGTTAGTCACAACACCATTTTGTACAGTGATATTTGCAGTTGTTCCAGTACCACCAGAAGTGGCTGTTAGTGTACCTGATGCAGTTGTTAGTGTTACAGTAGATCCGCCTTGGGTTTTACTAATAGTAATTAAATTAGGCAACGGTGCATCAATGGTTTTAATAAAGTATCTTGTACCGGGTACAATCCCGCCAAATGCCGTTCCTGTAAATGTAATTGCGCCGCCAACAACAAGTCTAACAACACTGTCTAATTGAATAGTATTGTTCGATGAATAGGTGTCTGTTGCAGTACGTGTCAATCCTTGCATTGGTACGTTAGTATAAGTTACTGTACCACTTGCTGGAATATATCCACTACCACCTTCTATTTGAGATAAGTCGTAATTTTCAATTCCGTCGTATTCGATGGCAGTAATAGTACCACGTAGTCGTCCAGCAAAGCCGTCAACAAATTGTCCGCCAGCGAAACGTTTGCGGTTAATTGATTGTGAGAAGCTTGAACAAACTTGTCCGTAAGGTGACTTGGTTTTAATTTGACCTTCTGGGTCAAGAACCATGGCAAACCCACCCTGACCTTGGAATGTCATATTGCTAAGACGTACTTGGTCGTTACATAAGAACGCATCGATTTCTTTATTGTTCTTAGCTTCACTAGTTACATCTAACGGATTAGTCAAGTAATGACGTCCATAATTTAACGGATCGTACAAATGCCAATTACCTTGTGTAAGAGTAGCTGTGGCATTGAACGGGTAGATAACACTACAGTTCATAAAGTTACCACTGACCGAATCAACAATGGCTTTACCTCGACGATCTGAGCGCATTACTAAAATACTACCAGTTGCTGTGCTTAATGGTACTGGAACTGTTGAACCTTGTTTATCAGTAATTGTGAATTTATTAGCCGCAGGTGTTGTTAGAACATAATAAATTTTTCCAGCAGTAACTCCTCCAAATGCAGTTCCTCTAAATATAACCGGATTACCAACATCAAAATTATGATTAGTGCCGGTGGTAATTTGGTTAGTAGTTACTGCGGTATTTGTAGCTGTAAAGTTACCATAGTCGTCCATTAAAATTTTACCGACCCATGATCCAGGAACCTGGCCTGTACCTAGTGTAATAACAATTTTATTAGTAGTACCGCCTAGCAGTATACTTGACGCTGTGGCATAATCTAAATCATAATTAATTGGTCCTAGTTCCAATGCATCAATAACAGAATCTCGATAGAAGAATACTTTGCGCCATGGACTTTGTGATATACGGTCTCTTGGTCTAACAAGAGTTCTACGGAATTCATCGCCGCGGATTGAAACGTTTGCAGCTACACGTATTGGATAGTCTTCGTAATAAATTCCACTTTCAACTTGAATGACAATATGATTTTCTGTTACTGTCTCACCAAATTCAATTTCTTCATTTAGATTAAAGAATCCAGGTTTTGTTAAGCGTACTTGAATCGTATCTGAACTTGCACTGGTTCCTGATGTATATTTTACAATAGATCCGTATGCAGCAGAATTAACACCCACTAATACTTTAGCAGGAATAATATCATTGTTACCTAACGCACCTTGGTCAACACTACCGTTACCACCGTTGTCAACAACAACGTTCCATATGCCTGTGCCAAATGTTGGAACTGGTGCAACACCGACACCGCCTTGAATGATGTTAATCATGGTATTGACGTTGTAAGTCAAATCGGCAATAACAGCTGGAGTTACAGCTTTAGCAGGATTTAATACTTGTGGTACTAGTGTTTGGAAACGTGTTGCGCTAGTTTGATTTAAAACTTGTATATGTAATTCTTTTGCAAAATTAATAGCGTCTAGAGTTTCTGTGTATTGTGTGCCAATTGCAACTGCTCTAGCACTGGCATTTCTATAATAACTCTTACCTGCATTAATACTTTGATAGGTACCGCCAGTAATCAAGTCAATACTCATGGCATTAACAATTAATCCAACGTCACGATAACATAAAGCTTCATCATAGTTGAATCCGCCTTGATAGTTAACATCTAACCAATCTGTAGTTCTTGTAGCAACAGCATTAGTATTAAGTACAATAATATTTCTTGTGCTAGTTAATGGAGCATCGTAGCCGTCTAATAACGGATACTCTAGGTCTGGACCATCTCCACCAGCAACTATGGTACTAATAAAACTAAATGATAAACCAAGGGCTGTGCCAGCGTCACCCGCATCTGGATAATTATCTCCATCAATAAACTGATCAGCAGAACTGTAAGGTGTACCAGGAGCTGTATTTTGAATAACATTTAACGTTAACAATGTTCCAGCAAACGCAATGGAATTTAAAATTTCTTGCTCAGTTTTGCCATCGGTGAATAATTGTGTTCCTTTATATATTGCGGCGGCGTTTCCGCCGTAGATTAAATCGTAAGTTGCAGCTTCAACACAATCGATAATGTCTTGTTTAAACTGAACGGCATTGAAATTAATATCAGCAACATAACTAGGCTCATTGATGGTTAACCATCCTAAAGTTTCCTCAGCTATGAAAATTGTATTTCTTGCAGCACCAGGAATATATACTCCTGTAGTTGCATCAAAACCAGTTATCAATGATACAGCATCTTTGTATGCGTCTGAAGAACCGCTTGGTGCAATATATTTTGTGTATGCTCGGGCATTAATGCCATATGTTAGTAAATCAATAACAATTTGAAATCTTTCTTCTATTGACGTTAATATAGCAGGGTCATTAATAACAGGGAAATTTAATTCAACATAATCAATAGCATCTGATTGATAACCGCTCTTACCGTTAATTATGGCAGTTCTTGCTAATTTTAATGCATTTGCTGCTGTAGTAAATGTTGGAGGAGTAGCTGAAGGTGCAGCTGTGTAGTCATTGATAATTGTTTTTAATATTTCAATGCCAGAATTTGTTGATGTTAGTACAACGCCGCCATTTAAAAATGTTTCGTTTCTATATTGCTTAACACTTTGTTGATAAACCGTAGCTGGACTATCACTATTAACAATTGAAACAATCAATGTTTTAATATAATTTAATAAACTTATAAACGGAGCAACTTCGTACTCTGCAATAAATCGAGTTGATCCGTTCCAAAATCTTAAACCAGTCCACACTGCTTGACTGTTGCCGCCGTACATAAAATCGTACACTAACGACCATGTGATATATTCAATATCGCGTTTATAGTTGAGTCTGTTGTATGATAGATTTGGAAACTCAGCTCCAAGATATGCAACTGTTTCTGCTTGTAAGAAATTAATGTTTGCAATCATTAAATCTCTTGCACTTGTTTGTCCTTGAGAAGTATCTGTTTGTTCACTAAACACTATTTCAGGAATATCGTCGCCGGATATCACATTAATAATATTATTAATATTTTGTTGTATAGAACTTAACGCAGCTGGAATAGTGTTTACTTGAGGTATAGCAACAATACTAGTTTGTAAATCAATTAATATTTCTGTTAATTGTGCAACACTAACATTTGTTCCCGAATATGGAAATAAGATACCAACAAATACACTTTGTAAGTTTGACTGTAATACTAGATCGTAACTTAACGCATCAATAATTTGTCCAAGATATAGACTAAGAGCAGTATCGTCGTACGAGAAGTCTAAAATTTCATCCCTAGCATACTTAATAGCTTCAATTGTTTGACTTAATTGGGAACCTAAAACTTTTTCACCAGTACCATTAAAGTAGAATGTTGCGGCCCTGTTACTGTTAAATGTGGTATCTAGTACAATATCGTATCCAACTGCATCTAAAATATAACCAATATCTCGCTGGCACTTAGCTTTGTCGTAGGTAAATGTATTGACATATTTTTCGTTAATATACGCAATAGTTTCTGCTTGTATAAACTCTTTGTTTAATTGTAATAAATCAAAACCGTCTTGATAACCGGTGACAGCAATGTTACCATCTTGTAAGAACACATTCGTAATTGTACTAAATGTTTGATCAGGCCCAACAGTATAACTTAATTTTTGACGATAAGGGCCAGGCTCTTGGTTGGCCAATGCAATAATATTTTCTGCGGCAAGAGCTGCTGCACCGATAGATTTGTATGCATATTGCCAAAAACGTCCTTCCTTTCCAACTGGAGTTTTTTGTTGTAAATCATCACCAGTTGCTTGACTAACATATAAATTTACAGCACTTGAAAAAGTTTGATTGTCAACATAAAATTTTGTTGCCGCTTGTAAATCACTAGCTCCGTTAGGAGTTCCATAACCTTCTAGCGGCGCCGGGTGATCCGCAAGTGTTAACTTGCCACTCATGGTGTCGCCTTTACGACTTACCACAAATTTACGTTGAACTGATTCAGTTGACAAATAATTACCAGTTAAGTCTGGATCATAGTCAGGGTCTGAAAAATTTGGAAAATCTGGTTCTTCACGTGGCTTCAGTGCAGTAGTAACAGCGTTTCCAGCAGCAACTTTTAAGTAATTGGCATTAGCATAATTCACAGTAACAGGCATTTGGTTAACAGTAGTCTGTGCTGTGGGGTTTGAAGCGTTCCAAGCAGCCGCAATAGTTGGGCTTGGATCTGCCATACGAACAACTGTTAAGCCGTTGGCATTTAAATGGTTAGCTAATCGCGGAGTTAAGTCTCCTGACAAACCAGTTGAATCAACTGTAAACTTAATATTATTATCGTTGTCAGTATCGATACTAATGGCACCTTCTGCAACAATCGATCGAGCAGTTAACTTTTGACCAGAGTTAGATGCCATGATAATTTGATTAGAATTATAAGTTGTAGGTGCATCACTTAACTTGGTAAAACCAATAGTACCGTCAACCCCAAACACAGCATATAATTCGGTAAAGTTTTCATTTACTTTACGGAACGACTCACGGATACTGTCACCAGTACCGTCATTTCCTTGTACGCCAATATCAATAATATTTTTTGCCATTTGTATTAAACTCCGAAACTTGATCCGCAACCGCAAGTTGTTTGTGCGTTAGGATTCTTTATGCTAAATGAACTACCTGCTAATTCTTCTTTATAATCTATTTCTGCACCTGTAAGATACTGCATACTCAATGCATCTACAAGTATTTTGAATTCGTCTAAGGGAATTTCAAAATCATCCTCGTTAGTTACTTCATCAAACGTAAAACCATAGCTAAATCCGCTACAGCCGCCACCTTGTACAAAAGTACGTAATGATAAGTTAGGATTTCCCTCTTCGTAGAGTAAATCTTTAATTTTTGTTTTTGCTGACTCTGAAATTGTAATCATAATTGCCCTCGATAATCATATTTAGCAAAACATTTTTATAATCTTAATGTAAATACATAATGTACTTAGGACAAGAATACGCTCAACAATGCCACTATCGCAAGAGTAGATACGGCACAATGCATGCCTATATGCGTAAAAAAACGGTGCTGATATTTCAGTGTGATTGTTGCAGTGGAATGTTTAAAAGAGATAGGGGAAACATGGACCCAAAACGATTAACTAACAGCGTTTATCATGTTTGTGGGAATTGTGACGCTAAGAAGTTTGCACAGAGCAAAGGAGTTGAAGCTAGAAAAGTTTGGGATATGCCTGTAAGCAGTCTTAAGACGATAGACCAACTCGACCCGAAATAACGTTCCAGTTGATAATATTCCATTGTCTTGATAAGTATCGCTTTTTATCTGCTTGATAATCAAGTGCCCATGCGTGTTCCCACCAGTCTATAAGTAGCACAATGTCTTGTTTAATCTGGTGGTTTACTATAGTTTTAATACTGCCATCGCGAGCCAAGTATACCCATCCACTACCTTGTATAGCCATTGCTTCTTTGCTAAATTCATCTTTAAACTTGTCAAATGTCTTAAAATGTTTAGTAATAAACTCGCCTGCTGACCCGTCTGGGTTATTGGAACCTGCTGGTTCTTGATACTGTTCAAACAAAATATGATGTAAAAATGCACCCGCTTCATTAAAATCGGCATCGCCTTCGCCCGC